GGTCTCACGGGCACAAAAAAGCCCGCCTTGCGGCGGGCTCGTGGAGCGGGTCAGTCCGCCTTGCGGAGGTCTATGTCCTCCCTTATGTATGCCCACACGGCGGCGCCGCATGGGTACTTGTTGCCGCGCGGGCTACGCCCCCGCAGCGGGTGGCCGAGCGGGCTATGCTCAAGCCATCCAGCCTCACGCCAGCCCTGCTTGTATTCATCTCGCAGCCCCCGCCAGTAGGCGCTGCTGTTGCCCGCCATCGCATCCTGCCACACCGAGCCTGCAACCTCCATTCTGCCAAGCCGGACAAAGAAATTTTCTAGGCGGCGTGCTGTTTTGGTCATCTTTTTCATAGTCATATCCTCAGTAGGGAAAAGAGGGGGCCTTGCGGCCCCCGTGGGTTACCAGCTTTCTAGCTCGGCCTCCTCAAGCTCCAGCCAGAAATTCAGCTCAACCTGCAAATCCTCAGGCAGCATGTGCCAGAATTTGGCGATGCTGTTGATGCCAACGACATCCGCCGGGCCGCACTCCTCGTAGTTGATCTTCTGGTAGTGTTCGACCAAGCCCCAGAGCGCCGCGTACAGCGCTGAGCGGGCGGGAATGCCCAAGCACTCCGCTGCCGTGTCTGGCGTGATGTAGTTCGCGCTGTCGTGCATGACCATGTCTGTATCTCCTTGTTGTTCACTAGTGGATTCACTAGCTTGGAAGAATTCTACGCCACGCTGATCTATTTGTCAACAAACCGCGTGAAATGGCCCCCGGTGGACCCCCACCGGCCCCCGACCCCCCGCGCGCAGTGTCGGAGTCCCGCTAGCAAACATACTATGAGAAACGCTCATATCGCCCCCAAAAATCTGAATATACAGAACACCCCCCCGTCATTGATTTGGTACCCTCCGAATTAAAATTATGCTATAAATAAAAAACCCCCATAGACTCATCACCTATGCAAATGTTGATACCCGATATAGAAAACAACGTGCCTTTACCCCGCAATGCCACAGAGGCAATGCCTGCTCTATCTCCCAAAGAAGAGTTGGACATGAGGGCTAGGACTATTAGAGTTCTAGCTGATCTTGCGGGTAATACGCTTGCGCCCACACAGGTGCATATAGAAGAAGCAGAGACTCTGGCCCGCGAGATGATTGCTAACCCCAAAATGCGGCCCCAGTTCAACCAATACCCGAACGAGACAATGGCGTATCTGGCGGGAATGGTTGCTCAGACCAACTGTATGTTGGTGTCGGAGCTATCTGAACTGAAAATGTACGTGATCAATCGGCTTATTATGGAGATTGAAGAGTCAAAGGACAGCCGCAGCCGTATTGCCGCCCTGAGTAAGCTAGGCGAAGTCGATGGCGTGGACGCGTTTAAGAAGCGGAGCGAGATAACCGTCCAGATTAAGCCCATCGAAGAGGTCGAAAAGGAGCTTTTGACCATTTTGGAGGGTATTGAGTACTCCGTTTACACCGAAAAGGGCGAAGCCGCTCCCGGCGCGGCGGAAGAAATGGCCCAATGACCCAAAAATTGTCTGCTTCTGACATACAAAAGTTAAAAAGTGCCCTGCCTACGATGCCCGATAAGGAAAAAAGGGCCACGTTAGGGCTATTGAAGCAGTACTACGATAAGTTGAGTCAAACGCGTGGGCAAGAATCTTTCTTAGATTTCATAAAGTTCGTGTATCCGGGCTATATAGTAGGTCCACACCACCGCAGGCTCGCTAAAATCTTTGAGGAGATCGCGGAGGGCAAGAAAAAGCGGGTGATCGTGAACATTGCCCCCCGTCACGGCAAGTCAGAGATGATTTCGTACCTTGCCCCTGCATGGTTTCTGGGGAAGTACCCCCACAAGAAAGTTATTATGGCTTCGCACACGGCTGATCTGGCGGTGTCCTTTGGTAGGCGAGTGCGAAATCTGGTGGGGATGGATGCGTATAAACACATTTTTCCAAGCGTGGAGCTTCAAGCGGACTCTAAGTCTGCTTCTAGGTGGGGTACTAACTTTAATGGAGAGTATTTTGCTATTGGTGTTGGTGGCGCTCTTGCCGGTCGTGGTGCTGATCTATTTATCATTGATGACCCTCACTCAGAGCAGGAAGCCAAGCAAGGAAGATCAGATGTCTTCATGCCCGCATGGGAGTGGTTCCAGTCAGGCCCCATCCAGCGACTGATGCCCGGAGGGGCCATAATTATTGTGATGACAAGGTGGTCAAAGCTGGATTTGACCGGACAGGTCATTGACCACATGACGCGTAATGATGACGCCGATCAGTGGGAGGTGGTCGAGTTCCCCGCTGTTCTTAATGATAAGCCGCTGTGGCCTGACTTCTGGTCAATAGATGAGTTGCTGGCGAAGAAGGCCGGTATGGACCCCCGGTACTGGCAGGCCCAGTACATGCAGGAGCCGACCTCAGAAGAAGGGGCTCTTATAAAGAGGGAGTGGTGGAACGTATGGGAGAAAGAAGACCCGCCCAAGTGCGAGTTCACCATTATGGCCTTGGACGCAGCCCAAGAAACAAACAACCGGGCTGACTACAACGCGCTTACTACGTGGGGCGTTTTCTATAATGAAGAAACAAGCAGCCACAACATCATCCTCTTAAACGCTATTAAGCAACGACTGGAGTTCCCAGAGTTGAAAGCGTTGGTATTAGAGGAGTATAAAGAGTGGGAGCCAGACGCCTTCATCGTGGAGAAGAAGTCTAACGGTGCAGCGTTGTATCAAGAAATGCGACGAATGGGGGTGCCAGTAGGCGAGTTCACTCCCGGTAGGGGGCAGGATAAGATAAGTAGGGTAAATGCCGTGTCTACTTTGTTTTCTGGTGGGATCGTATGGGCACCTGATAGGCGGTGGGCTAGGGAAGTTATAGAGGAGTGCAACGATTTCCCGGCTGGACGCAACGATGACTTGGTGGACTCCACCACCCTTGCACTTATGCGGTTCCGGCAGGGAGGGTTTGTGAAACTCCCCTCAGATGAGCCAGAACCCATACAATGGTTCAAGTCTAAACGTGCCACTGCGCGTAGCTACTATTAGGGGATGATCTGATGGCTGAGAAGCAGCGGGAGTACACCCCTGACGTAGGTTCTATTGAGGCCCCACAGTATCCGGGGCTGGAAGAATACTTTGTCAACCCCGTACAAAAGCTGTCAAAGAACCCTGTCGGTCAGTTCATAGCCCCCACCGCACTGGCTGAGTACCTTCAGAAGCTGAACTACGGCGACCGTACATCACTAAAAGATAAGGGCCTCGCTGCTTTGGACACAATGCTTCTGGATAAACCTGCTGCCGTGGGCCTTGGTGCGCTAGCTAAAGGCATTGCGTCACTTAAAGGTGTGGCCGCTGCCATCCCGTTCTGGCACGCATCCCCTAATCAGTTTGATAGATACTCTCTCGCTAATATAAGCGGAGGAACGGGGCAACAAGCTTATGGTTGGGGGGCATATGCAGCAAGACATAAGCCTACGGCTGGCGAGTATTATACTCAGTTTTTAAGCCGCGATGGGACGGAATCCACTAAGTTTACCCACCCTGAATTTGGCGGTTCCAAGTATCCAAATGAAATGCATCAATTTGCTACGCTTGGGGCTGATCCTGACCTAATGCGCGCGTTAAATACTTGGAAATATGAGGCGTTAGATTATGCTACAACGCATGGTAAATATTCTGATCGTGGGAGTTATAACGCGGTTCTAAAATCTTATGACACAGAAATAAAACAACTAGATAATGACATGAATAAACTTAAAAAGGGGGGTAGGGACGCCCTACTGGACGAACACGGGCGGGTAACCTCCTTTTACACCACTCCTCAAGAAATAGCTGATAGAAGACAAAACATAGTGCTTCAAAAAGAAGCCGTTGTAGCTTTTAGAAAATCCGGGGGTAAACTTGCTCCGCTGCCTACGCCTCCCAGTATGTATCGCGGCGAGTACACATGGGCAGACCCCGCTAAAGAATCTGCTACTCCGCTACGGCGTGAGAATCTTTTGAATTACAACCAACCGTTAACCCAGCAACCAAAAATAATGAAAGCCATAAAAGAGGCAAGTGAAAAAGGTGAATTGGATGAATCTACTTTGCTAGGCGCATATATTGCACAAAAGCCACGCAATCATGGATCAATTTTAGACGTTCAATACGACACAGGAAGGGATCTGTATAGAGGATTAAAGGATGTCTCCGGGCTCAAAGCGTCGGCCCAGAATTCCCGGTTTTTACGTCCCCCTCAGGAGACTGCAAAAGCAGTGAGCGAAGAATTAACCCGGATTGGCGTACCCGGCATATTGCAGCCGCGTGATATTAGAACAGAAAACTACGTGATGTTTGATGACCGTGGTATCAACTTGTTACGGCGTGATAATGTAAAGCTTAATGAAAAAGCTGCCAAACGCTCTCGCGCTGACACACTACCCGAAGATTACCGCATGGGCGGCAGAGTGAGGATGATCTGATGGATGTCGATAAGAGTCTGTACGCAGCGCCCATGGGTCTTGGCTCCTTGGAAGAGGAGCCGATAGAGATTCAGATCGTAGCTGAAGGCGAGGGCGACTTTGAAGACGTAGATGAGGACGAGGAAGAAGAGTCCGAGTTTGACGTTAACCTTGCAGAAGAGATAGATGACGGGCAGTTAATGTCGCTCGCAAGCGACCTGCTGGCTGAACTGGACGGAGATCTGTCTGGCCGTAAAGAGTGGCTGGACACGTATATAAAAGGCTTGAAACTGTTGGGCTTGAAGTATGAGGAGCGTAGCGAGCCGTGGGCAGGCGCGTGTGGCGTGTTCCACCCCCTGCTGATGGAGTCGGCGGTCAAGTTCCAGTCCGAGACCATCATGGAGACCTTCCCGGCGGGCGGTCCTGTGCGGGCCAAGATCATCGGCAAGGAGACCCCTGAGAAGCTAGCCTCTGCCCAGCGGGTAGAAGAGGACATGAACTACCAGATCATGGAGGTGATGCAGGAGTATCGCCCTGAGCATGAGCGTATGCTCTTGTCTGTGTCCCTGTCGGGCAACGCCTTCAAGAAAGTCTACTTCGACCCAAGCCTCGACCGTCAGACAGCACTGTTTATTGGTTCAGAAGACATCATCGTGCCCTATGGCGCGTCTAACCTTGAGTCCGCCGAGCGTGTTACGCACCGGATGCGGAAGACCCAGAATGAGCTTAGGAAGTTGCAGGTCAGCGGGTTTTATAAGGATGTTGATCTTGGGGAGCCCCACCGCGTTATTGATGATGTAGAGAAGCAGAAAGCTGAAGAGCAGGGCTTCTCTGCGTCGATGGATGATCGTTTCCAGATTCTGGAGATGCACGTTGACCTAGATTTAGAAGGATATGAAGATGTTGATAAAAAAGGTACCCCGACCGGCATCGCGCTCCCG